CGATGGTCTTAGTAGAGACATCTCCGTCACCGAATAAAAAGTCACCTTGTATGACACCCTTGATTCCTAGGGATGGTAAATACTTGAGTGCGTCTTTCAACTTAGAGTTCAGGTCGCCCTTGGTGTCTGCGTCGATGTCTGCGTCGGTCTTATATACCTTTGGGTTCTTGTTGAAGATACCTTTCTTAGCAACAAAGAACTTACCGTCACTTGGGTCCTCTCCACAAAAGATTGCGGGCGCACCGTCCCATTTGACAGATACATTGCCCGCACCCTTTCCCGCTAACATGTCTCGCAAACCACGTAACGCATTGATAGCTTCACGCGTACCAGAAACTCCACCGTACAGGACTTTGTCCTCGATGTGAGTCATATGCGTATTCTTTTGCTCTGTAATGAAGTTTGCGAAGTTTTCCATTATGTACTCAGTGAATTATATTTGACTGCTAAATTGAAAAATTGTCCCAGTTTCTTTTGACCCGCACTACCCGCTTTATTAGTTCGTATGGACATCTCCATAGTCACATTATCGTCTTTCGACTTTAGTTCAATGAACCAATTCTGTTTTGATGTGGTAGATGGATATGCACGAACGAACTTTACCATAGGCAAAAATACACCTAGTTCATCATTCGAAGTGATCTCTTCAAAACCGTCCTTTACCGCTTTGATAACTTTGGTAGGAACGTCGGGTGCGTCCCTCAATATTTCTGTCCGGATATAGTCTAGAGTCTTATCCTTATCTGTATTGAAAAGGTCAATGACAGCCTTACGACATGTCTCCAAGTGTTTGTCGTACAGTTCCTCATATTTGGCACTGTCATCACGATTCAACTTTACTAGTAGTCCAGAAGTAACTCGTTTCTTGGATTTGTCATATGCACCACTAGGTGGCATACCTTGTATCTTAGAATAGACATCGGTGTGCAGTTGTCTGCGAAGGACACTTACATTACGTTGTTTCTTGAAGGACGTGAAGATAGGATTGACGTAGGTGTTGAGTTTAGGTTCTTTGGTCTTCTTACCACCCGCTTTGAGGGATACTCCCAACATTGCACCATCGGTAAACTCAATAAAGATATCGCCGGGATGGTTCTTAGGGACACCCGTAGGTTTTGCACGATATCCCCAATAGACCTGTTTGATTGATTTGTTCTTGTTTTCTTCTTGCAGATACTTGTAGACGCCCATCGCGTTCAACATCTTCTCAGTGAACTTGGAAGATTCAGACGCCTTCTGGATGGTATCGATTGCTGCTTGAGCATCGGACGGTTGAACACAGGTTAGAGTTTTAGGGTCCTGTTTCAATAGGTGATCATAGAAATCTTGTACACTGGTCGTCATCGTGTAACCCGTTTCCCACGCGATGGCAGGGAACAGTTCTGTAATAGATGCGTTTAGAGTGGTCTCACCGATACCACCGGACTTAGGTTTTACCAGAATAACTACTTTGGTATCGAAACCAGAATCAATGAATATAGGGTCAACTGACTGCCCAGACTTCTCACGAACTTCTGCCTTGACACCCGCTTGGTTTAGGTCACGAGCGATCTCATCCCTGTCCGTGAGACGGTCTCCTGACCGAACAACAAATACTGTGGTCTTACTGTTTTCGGATTTTTTCTCAACAGACAGGTCACCGAATACATCCGGTAGGTCGGACACATTGACCTCTTCTGATAAGAATGATTTGAATGATATCATCGATCAAATTCCCTATAATTTGATATGGTAAGTATAACAGATACTATTTATATGTCAAGGGAATTGTGAGAATTTTCTTCGTTATATTGAGCGATAGTATCTCGTAATGGACGCACCCAGTTGTCACGATGTTCGATAAACACCTGTGGTTCATGGTTGTCGACAGAGATAATTGTCACGAGTTGAGTGATAGGCATTCCAGTGCGTTCTTCCCACATGATTGAATATGCGGACTCTTGCATGAAATAGTTCTTGATCCAATCAAGACGTTTTGGTTTCATGGAAGTCTTGTAGTCAATGATGGAAGGTTTACCATCGAACTCAGCCACGCAATCCACACGACCAGCGACACCCAAATGGGTAGAGTACAGTGGCGCTTCTTGAGCATAGACGGTACCAAGACGTTCGTCAAGGATGGGTTTGAGTTTCAGGAAAGACTCGATTAGATCGGGAGTACGTTTGGTCAACGTCTGTTCACCAGTGTCGATATTCATCGCCATGTACTTGTCATAGTCGGGGTCGTTGTTTACGTACTGTTCACAGATTTCGTGAACCGCAGTACCACGCGTAGATGCGCGATAGGAGATACGGTTTGCTTCTTTCTCACCGACACGTGCTCGCCATTTAGCAATGGAGTCACGAGACAGTATAGAAAGGACCGTAGTGATAGAAGGTAGTTGAATACCTTCGGGAGTTTCGTATTGCCGACCCATGTCTGTAGTGACAGTAGTCATTTCGGTCAAAGGTATCGATTTGTGTGTAAACATAATATAGTCCAATTCAATTCAATATACAAGTAGTATAACATATTTTAGAAACGTTTGTCAATAACGAAAGATGACTATTTTTATGGTATTGGTCACATAAGAATCCCCACAAGTACAGGGCTCCGAAGGGTACGTTTGTGTCGGTGGACTGAACTTGCTGCCTTGGCATTTATAACATGCACGTTTGAGAGATCGCAGTTATCAAGTTAGTGCGCTAAAGTATGCGCAATTCCATCTCGTGTACCGAGCCCCGTACTGTGTGGGGAAAATGGTGGAGTTAGAGGGAATCGAACCCACGACCTTCTGGATGCAAACCAGACGCTCTCCCTACTGAGCTATAACCCCAAACTTTACTTTTTACTATTTATATCCTTTACTTTTTTGACAGATTCGACTGTCTTTTTATCTTTACCGAAGATTTTATCCCAGTTATCTCTACCTTGTTTTGATAACGTCTTGGACTGTATTGCGTCTCCGGTGATGTCGTTTTTACTTACCATTTTGATGTCATTTATGATCAGTTTATTGGAGCGGGTAGTCGGGTTTGAACCGACCGCCTCAACCTTGGCAAGGTTGCGCTCTACCAAATGAGCTATACCCGCAATACATTTAGTCGCATCCTAAGTCACGTCGTGATTCTTCATCATTATTAGTGACACACAAACCACTAGGTAATTCTTCCGGTACGTATCGCATCAACTCAGGATCGTACAGACTTGTCTCTAAGAACGTAACTAGGTTAGCAATTTCTTCTTCAGTCAAGTCAAGTGGTGTGAACCTATAGTCTAGATCAACAATCTCTACTTGAGGATGTTGAGGTGATGCGGCAACTTTGTATCGTACTACATCTTCTACACTAGAGAACGACGCACCATGACCGAATACAGTAGTATCTATAAGGTTGTAAAGTGGTGGTACTTTGAACGCGAACTTATCCATATCGTCACCCGTAAAACCACCACGTCCCGCTTTGGTCGCTTCGTTTACATCACCAACTACGTCATCCCATATATCTAGGTCATGAAATCCAAGTGTCATAAACATCTCACTGGCAAGAGAACCGACAGGAGATGAAAGAGCGGGACCGTTATGACAACCGGCACACTGACCTTTACCGAAGAATACTTTCGCACCTTCTACTTCTTCTAGGGTCAATGCCTCTTCGTCACCTCGTAGGAAGTCTTGAAATGGTGCTTGGTTTGCGAGAATGGTTCTCTCGTATGCGGCAATTGCAAAAGATGCCGCTTCCAACATATCGTGCGGTTGTGACGTACCATATGCCGCTTCGAACATCATCTGATATTTCTCGTTGGTGGTTAGGATAGAACCCTCTTCCACATTCATACGGTGAACACCAAGTCCCGCAACTGCCTGTGTTTCTAGACCGGCGAGACTACGTAGGTTAGCCTCTTTGGGAGTACCTTCTGTAAAGTGACGATCCGGATCAATACCAACATTGACGATACCACCAATGACGTTACCGAACTGACCATTCCACAACATGACTTCTTGGTAGGCAGTGTTCAGTACTGTAGGTGATGTGACGGGTTGTACATCGATGTCTTCGGGATTGACACCCTCAGCAATCATACGATGATCAAAACCGACACCACCTTCGCCAATACCTTGACGAATACCGGACTTGAATCCGTTCTGTGCGTTGTGACATGATGCACAAGAGAAAGTATCTTCCATACCCGCGATGTTGCCGTCGGTGATACCAGTCTCATGATAGATCAACTGTCCCAGTGCTACCTTCTCTGCGGTGATTGGGTTACTGGGGTCTTGGGGAATGTTTAGGAAGTCGTCACTCTCTGGGAGAATATATCCTTCATAGGAACCTGTAGGGGATGATGAACTCATCAACTGTTTCAGATCATCAACTGCGACCTCTAGTGCTGTCGGTTCTGGTGCAGATGGGGGTGTCACGGTCACTGGTTCTGGTGCAGAATTAGAACTGCCACCTGAACATGCGCTAAGTACAGTTGTGCATAATGCTACAGTTAGTAGGTTTTTCATAATATAAGAGCCTCTCAAAACTCGTCTTCTATAATAAAATGGCCGAGGGATAGGGATTCGAACCCTAGATACGCTATTAACGTATGCCAGTTTTCAAGACTGGTGCATTCAACCGCTCTGCCATCCCTCGATTTATACGTACATCATACATCATTGTATGACGTTTGTCAACTCTTTTTTATTTTTATTTTCTGGCGCGGGTGATAGGAGTCGAACCTATGACCTTCGGTTTCGTAGACCGACGCTCTATCCAGCTGAGCTACACCCGCGTAGAAAAGTTGGCTGGGGTGGAAGGATTCGAACCTACGAATGACGGGATCAAAACCCGTTGCCTTACCACTTGGCGACACCCCAAACCTGTTTGCTCTACTGGGCACCACTCATTCAGTTATTTGTAAAGGGGAATGAGACCCTTATTCCTTGGTCGGAGATGTAGGATTCGAACCTACGACCCTTCGCTCCCAAAGCGAATGCGCTACCAGACTGCGCCAATCTCCGTTAGCTGTTTGAAACAAACTCGTTGATGACCTGAACCCTTTCCATGATATCTTCCATAGTAGGGTATGTCGGAAATTCTGGGACGGTATCGACGCCACCAGTTTCAATCAAAACTTCTCGGCGATTTACTTTAGCCCAGTACTCATCTGTTAGGACATTTCTTGCTTCGTTAAAGATTTGGAACCGAAGTTCGTATGGGTTTGGATTAGACATAATTGTCTCCTTTTGTGTGTGTGTTTGTGTGTTGAGCAGTTTTCCACATACTCAGGTGACGGGCGTAACGACCAGTGCAAGTTTAAAGTCATTCCGAGACTAAATGGTGGGGAGAGGTGGATTCGAACCACCGAAGCTCTCGCGTCAGATTTACAGTCTGATCCATTTGACCGCTCTGGAACCTCCCCGATATTTAGTCGAGGATAATCTCCTCTCTTTTCTTCTTAGCGGGTTGACGAATACCAAGATAAGTTTCGAGAATCTCGATCTCCTTGTCCTTACGCTTCTGCCACTGTTGCTCAGTTCGAGCAACCCCTTTCTTGTTGTTCTTCTCAAAGAACTTTGACTCTGTGAGTCTCTCTAGTGCGCCTTCACGGCGACGGCGATCTTCTGCCTTACCTCTCATAAACTATCCTTTCTATAAAGTTGGCGGAGCGGACGGGACTCGAACCCGCGACCCCCGGCGTGACAGGCCGGTATTCTAACCAACTGAACTACCGCTCCAATAATTATGGTTTCAATCCTTTTTTACCTTGGTGGTATCTTCCCCAGATACAGTGAGCAACTTCATGCCCAATCAACTCTGGTTCCCATTGCCACTCAGGGTCTTTAATATAAACTGTACACTCACCTGTTGACGGAATCCATAGAGTAAACGCACTCACCGAATCCCACTTTACACCTAACTTTTTCTTACGAGCAGAGTTGTACTCAGCTTGGTTCTTCAACAAAACAAAGTTAACCTTTGGGCTTAGATTCTCATATTCCTTTTCTAGGAACTTATAATCATCCGCACCATAACGGAACGCATTGGTGACACCGGATGCCGTACAACCAGATAACAATAAACTAAGTGTTATCGTGTATATGTAACTGGATAATCGCATAATGTAAAACCTTCATAATATCTTTACGTGCGTCGTCACGAGTTCCTTTCTTACCGTAACGTTGTGCGTACTTCAACACGTTTCCAATACAAAACCCTGTACCATGTCCACCATCGACGATGAACTCTGTCGCCTGAAACTTCTGTTTCGCATAGTGTTGAGTATATGTAGCGTCGACATAATTCTTCAATTCTTCGATCAATTTACCTTCAGTGAACTTGTAATCGATCGCTTCGATTTCTGAGGCTTCTTTCATAGTGACCACAGGAATTTCATGTTCAGGAACATATCCGTCAGCTCTCAGTCCTTTGATATCTACACCATTCGTGTATCTCTCAAACTCTACCGTCTCATTAGTATAAGGTGGAGTGTGTGCATAAATCGTTTTACTCATATTACCATTCTCTCAATATAGTTGTGCCTAACATAAACAATGAAACCGTGTTCAACATAATCAACGCACGGTCTTTCCAGATAACAGATACCCAAGTCCATAGTATAATGCCTGCGAACCCGATTGTCAAGTCATACATGCGAAAATCTGGTCCGGCAGAACGCATCGCCATAGAAATTAGAATCAAAATAGATGCGACCCACTTGAGGTACCAATCGAAGTTATCGGGGTACCAACCACGGTCCGGTTTACTGCGGCCGTCTGCTCTTACTTCGGGGTCTCCATTCACGACTTACTTCCGATGGTACGACGGACGATATCGTTGTGATTGAACTCTGCCCAATACAACTCAAATGCAACACCGTCTTTTACACCTTCGAACTGGTGAATCTTGCCAGGCCTGACTTGGGTAAACTCACCCGCACGTAGTAGGGTTTCATCAACAAGACCGTCTTGGTCATCTTGCCATACGCGCACGATCATCTCACCGGACTCTACGAAGAACCCGTTCCACTTATACTCGTGGAGATGTTCGGAACACTTGAAACCTTTCTTGTATTCAATGCGGTGAAACTCTAAAACACCATTCGCATGAATGAGTTCTGTCTGTCCCCAGATTTTGCCTGCCTTCATAGTCATACTACTCTCACTGGTTCATAAAAAATTTGGTGCGAAAGGAGAGACTCGAACTCTCACGCCGTGAAGCACTGGTACCTAAAACCAGCGTGTCTACCAATTCCACCACTCTCGCAAAATGGCTGGCGAGGCAGGGCTCGAACCTGCGACAACATGATTAACAGTCATGCGTTCTACCAACTGAACTACTCGCCAAAATTATGTGTATATTATATCAAAAACTAAGAGGACTGTCAAGTGTCCAAATCGTTTAAGTTCACGACCCCTTCATGGAGCCACTTTTCTTCTAAAGGGGTCAGTTTTTCGTTCTCATACTGACGCGCCTCTAGTTCATCGGGATGGTTATGATACCCCTTGGTGATATTGAGAAACACATACCTTATATAGAACCCCAATATCCCTCTCTGTTTGATTTGATAACAATGTTGCAACTCGTGACGATACAACTTCACGAGGGAACGACGTGTCATCAACTCCGATTGAGAAATCTCACCCTTCGCATATTTCTTAGGTCGTATAATCATATACGGCCATAACACTATGCCACGTAACTGAGGTTTCCAAGGAAATATTAGTTCGTCTTCTTCCTTGTGGACTATCTTAAACTTCATCTTTTCCCCACCTACGCAGTGTTTCTTTATGAATCTCTTTATGAGAGTAGTACATCGTAATACCACCAAACACCATAGGACACATAAAGACTGCGAGAATACCCAACATTCCTACACTCACGCGTTTGCCCGTTCCACCATCTCTTCGTGTGTGACTTTACGTGCCGCGAGTTCATTACGGAACTTCTGTTTCAACTTAGGTGTGCGGCATGATAGGAACTCATTCCACAACGCTTCGATAGAAAGGTTCTTTACGTAGAAACGTGATGTCGTAACCTTTCCGGTCATACGGTCCTTCACGATCGTGTCTTCTTTGTACTTAATTGGCATTGTTACCTCACAACTTTAATATAGGGACCACAACATTTTTACCCTGTGGTTCGTCTTCTTCTTTTCCACCGCACCAAGAACATTCTTCTCCTCGTGCGACATATATGTAACCGTCATGCATACAACTATGTGGCCACATCACGGTCTTTGCGTTTTCATAAAAACACTCGTTAAAAGTGTCATCCCACTCTGAGTTACCTGTTTTGGAAATAGGTGACTCCGCAATCTCAATCATCCTTCCTTCTCCACATCCCAAACAATACGACGTTTCGGCACTGAGGGTAACTTAGTCCTCTGTACCCACAAGTGACCATTCTTCTCCGCGTCACTGAATATAGCAACAGTGATGAAGAATGCACCAAGCACCATAAGGTGTCCACCTACACTGTAGATTCCATACATCCACGTGTACCCTGCCCAGAAAGTGAACACTACTGACCACATCACCGACAAGTAGAACATGAGAATAAACTGCACAAGTTCGTTAGGAATGTGTCTCAGTGGATTGACTTTCAAATCAAAGAAATATCTATAGAAGTCATAAATTGCAAATCCGATACTCTTGAACATTAGAACTGTCCCTCTTCAGTTGATCCCGCCATGGCGGCAGTTGAACTAGAACCCAGAGTAGTGGTGATGGCATCGAAGTAACCGACACCCACTTCTCTCTGGTGCTTCGCACCTGTGTATCCACGTGACTCTGCGGCAAACTCTGATTCTTGTAACAAAGAGTATGCGTACATACCTTCGTCTTTGTATCGGTTCGCGAAGTCAAAGATAGAGTAGTTTGTCTGGTGGAAACCAGCGAGCGTGATGAACTGGAACTTGAATCCCATCTTACCCAACTCACGTTGGAAGTCTTTCAGTTCTTGATCGCCGGGAATTGACTTGCGCCAGTTGAATGACGGTGAACAGTTGTATGCCAACATTGCGTCGGGCACTGCACCTTTGACTGCGTCAGCGAAACGCTTCGCATCCTTCAAGTCTGGTGTCGATGTTTCACACCAAACGAGGTCTGCGTATTCTGCGTATGCCTGACCACGCACACAACCGAACTCTAGACCTCTACTTTCATCTAGTTGGTAGAACCCTTCCTGTGTGCGACATTGAATAGAGGCCTTGCCTTGTCGGGCTCTCTTGATAAATGGTTTGTCAATGAGCGAAACATCACTAGAGATTAGTTTAGCAGACTCAGCATCGGTACGAGCAATAACGACTGTATCAGTGCCAGCAACGTCACTAGCAAGGCGAGCGGCATTAAGGTTGCGTAGAGCTTGACTAGTCGGTATGAGAACTTTTCCTCCCAAGTGTCCGCACTTCTTCTCGGCAGCAACTTGGTCTTCAAAGTGAACAGCGGCAGCACCTGCCTCAATGAGGTTACGAGAAAGTTCGTACGCATTCAGAACTCCTCCGAATCCTGCCTCGGCGTCTGCAATAATGGGAGCAAATTCAAACCCCCGCCCAGATTCCAAATATTCGATCTGGTCTTGTCGTCTAAATGCATTATTGATAGACCTGACCACATTAGGAACGCTATCAACAGCGTATAGAGACTGATCCGGATAGACTTCTCCATGAGAGTTTGCGGACGCTGCCACCTGCCATCCCGAAAGGTATATCGCTTTGAGTCCTGCTTTGACATGTTGTACTGCTTGTTGGCCATTGTATGCTCCAAAAGTATTGATGTACTCATTATCTTCGAATAACTGACGCAGTTTAGTCGCACCCATCTTTGCGAGGGTATGGTCGATTTGAACCGTGCCTTGTAATCGATTCACATCCTGTTGTGAATAATCTCGTTTTTTCATAGTATAGTCCTACAATAATGTATGGTATCCCGTAGGGGACTCGAACCCCTGTTACCGCCGTGAAAGGGCGGTGTCCTAACCTCTAGACGAACGGGACATTTTCAGTATTATAACAAAAGACAACGTCTTTGTCAATACTTTAGTTGATTTTTTCTACTAGGATCGTCACCTCTCCTAAATCACCTCTAACTGTGATAGCCCAATCAAACACATCAACGTGCACTGTATTGTATTGGTAGTCCTTAGTCACTTCATCTGCAGCGCGGTCTATCGCCCGTTCTGCATCACCGTACACACAGATTAGTCCACCTGTATGATCGTACAATATATATGCATTATTTACCTCTACTTCTTCTGGAAACAAACCCGTTGGAAGCGATGCATAATCGATTGACATTAGTATTCCTCTTTATAGAAGATGTGGTCTCCAATCCTACCAATCAATCTCATCCTTTCGTGGGAACTCCACTCAGGTTTTACATAATTAGCATGGTAGTGTGTAGACCCTTCTGTTATTCCATTGTACTTACGGAAGAAAATCATATCTCGTGCCACGTCCTTTGCACGTAACCAAGAATACGTCTCTACTGGTTCATCCGAGAGTCCATCACAATACCAACTAAACTGACACATGTTGCGTCTAGGTATTTCGAGTCCTCTCTCAACTCCCCACTTACTCAGTACTGCTTGTTTGACGACCCCACATATAGATGATGGATAACGTCGGTCTTTCACACGATTGAGAGTAACATCCGCAACCGCATATTGTCCGGCAAGACTTTCACTTCTTGCTTCATGGTATATATTCAATGCCAGACATTCGACTTCTTCGTCCATATCATCATCTTGTGCGTTGACATAGTTTATATATCCAATCACAGATATTGACACTAGGAACGATGCTATGCGAAATCTCATTAGACTGTCTTACGCAGTAGTTTTAGAAGTTTCGCTAACTCTTTCTTTTGTTTAGGACTGGGGTTAGAACCCGACTTTGCGAGTAGTATAGCGTACTCTCTGGCAATGTTTGATTGATAACTCACTATATACCCTCCACGCTAAAGTAGTCACAAACGCATTTCATCGCGTCTATGAGTTCGATTTCTTCTTTGGGACATAGGTATAGAATATTGTCAGACAATGTTCTGACCATCAATTGATCAATACTATCATCGTCTACTTCAAGTTGAACTAGCATAAAACACCTCGGTTATTGTTTACATTACGAGGTGAATTATACTATATTATGAGGGGGGTGTCAACTATCTTTGGGATTTTTTACGTTCTGCATCAATCCACTTCTGTGCCTTCTTAGAGACAGGTTTGTCAGTGAACTTCTTAGCATCACGGAATGCAGTTAGAGTTTCTTTCTCGTAGTCTTTACCTTCAGAGTTATCTACAACCAAGAAGTTAGGTTTACCAAACATACGTTGGAACTTACCTATATTGCGTTGTACTGCTTTCCAATACTCAGTAACACCTTTCTCGCCTAGGGTACGAGCACGTTTTGCATCACGGCTGATAGCAGTATCAAGGTCTGTGTTTACGAAAATCATTGCGACATCGTAACCCATGGCCTTTACTTTCTTTGCCTGTTCAGCAATTTTATCTGGGTCTTTACCAGTACCATCTACTACGAGACCAAGACGACCTTTCAGATAACGTTCTTCCTTTTTACCTGTAAGTTTCTTTGCCTTACCACGGAGTTCTTGTCCTTTCGGAGAGAAGATGTTGTCCGGAGTCATATCCATATCAACCTTCTTCATGGCAGCTTCGAATGCGTCATCTGAGTTGACAACCTTGTAACCCATAGAAGTCAGACCTGTCTTACCGACGATGAATGACTTACCAGAACCCGGCCCACCCGCAAGAAAGATTGCCTTGAAGATTGCTGGATCATTTACGCCTTCATTTAGAAAGGTCTTGAAAGATTTCATTGTTATATATTCCGTGAATTTATTTTACCAAGGTTGAGAACGCCACAGTTCTAGTGCATACTCTACCAAAGCTGCTTTACGATCTGGCATTCTGCCTGCTGGGATTCCCAACGACATTCTTTTCTTTTGGATATAGTCTCTAAGTTGTTTGACGGTCATCTTAGTAAACACAACACGTTGCGTTTCAATCTGTTCGTCAGATGGTCCAGTCAGAACAACTCGACTGTTCTTTCCTCTATTCTTTAACCATAATACAAAGAATACTCCGACAACAGAAAAAACTCCTACTGCGAATAAAGTATTACTTATTTCATCACTCATCTCAAAACTCCATAGTTTATTTAGTTGATTCTAGTTTATTTATACTTCTTCTTGACTCGACTTTGCAAAAATCTCATGCAAGAAGTCTGCGAATATGACTTGAGTTCTTTCGCCGGGGTGACCGAACTCTTTCATATCTTCTATTGACCTACAGATAGTGAACATATCTCTGCCTCGACCCATACCCACACGACTAGAACTCTTCAGCGAACCGATAGAATCGACCAACCATTTCTTATAGTCCGGAATGGATTTTATCGAATACTCTCCTTCCAAAGATTTGTTAGAAGAATCGTCTGGATTTCGGTCTGTCAGTATAGCCTGAACATTGGACCAATTCCTTGAGTGGAATACGCCTTGAATCAGTTGTATCCCCGCCGCATCACAGATTAGTTCAAGCGCCTTCATCTTAGTTAGAGTGTGCATGATATCTGTTTTGGAATCATATGAATGTTCAAACATATGTTGATAGGTGTTGCGTTTGTTCATATCGTAAATGCATTCCGTACGAAGTTGTGAAAACTGCGTGACATCATTCTGTCTACCGATCTTCACATCGCGGTCGTTGGGCATATACTCAACGACTTCTTTACGTTGCCATGCAGACCACATCACCACCAAGTGAGTGACTGTGTTGGGATGCGCATGGAGATAGTCCGTAACCTCACGGAAAATCTTATCGTTACAAGCCCCACAAATACCACGGTTCTTATACTCAACATCTAGTTTCTTAGCGAGTATAGACGTGAAGGTTTTATCCCAATGTGTAGGAGGGTCTTGGTCAAAACCCTCCAGTTCATCTCCCCAGACGAAACTACAACCGGCAGTCAAAAGCATTATTGAAATAATTCCTCATACAATTCATAAACTTCATTAGCCTCTGTGCGAGACTCTTCCATATTTTGTTTATGATATATAGTCGCAAGTTTACGGAAGTGCTTCTTATCAACACCGTACTTCTCGTTAGTGACATCTACGATATCTTTCATCAATTCTTTCTCAGCATCGATACGCAACATGCTGTCAGACATCTCTCTAATCGCATCTGCGACTTTCTTTTTATCTTCTGGTCCTATCATACTACTAATTTCACTCCACTTGTTGATTCCGTCCATGCTGCGGAAAAATCATCGTTAGTTTCAGTACACAAAACATACTGTTGGAAAGAAATCTGTTTAGGATTCTCTTTACTGGTCATACACACACCACGTGCAAAACCGATACCTTGATCGCCATGAATCAACATGCGTGGATCGTTCAGTGTAATAACACCATTACTGTTCACACTATCTAGTCGACCAACATACTCACCACTTACTGTGACAACTGTCACCACATCATTACTCTTCATTTTCAATCTCTTCAATTAACATATCACGCATCTGTCTTGCTTGCGCATCTTCAGGGTTATCCACACTACCATTATTCACAAACTTATATGCGAGGGTAATGCGTTGACACTCCGTGTATGCAGCGTGCCAACAGTGTAGGTCTTCTTCATGACCCGCACCAAAATAATAGTGACGACACTGCCAGCCCGGCACATCCGGAATCTTTACTATTTCGTCGTTCTGTTTGTCATAGTACTCAAAGAACCCGTCTCCGGTCTCTGACCACGTGAACAACACTTGGTATGCGTTGGCATCAAAGTTAGTATGCCATCCCACAAAACCGCCAGGCGGATAGTAAGATAGTAGGGCAGATGTATGCGCACCTAGGTGAGCGGCAAAGTCATACTTCACCTTCTGCATAAATCCACCCCACATATCTTCATCTTCACGCACCATCTTTGAAATCGGTTGTGCGAAGTATCTATCGGGCGGGCCAACCAGACCATCACGACCACGAGACAAACAGTCTTCTAGATATTCACGAGAAGTGTAATAATCCCCTTTGTGAACATCTTCTGGTTCGTGATAGGTCCAATACTTTTCGTCGTTGTACGACGGTTTAGACAGCATCTCATCTGAGAAACTGTTTAGAGTCTCTAACAACTCTTTATTACGAATAACTACCTCAGTCATTATTAAATATCATCTCCATCCATGAATCTTTCATTTGCTTTTTGGATATCTTGTTCATTACATGCTCCCATCTCAACTAGATATGAAACTGCCGCATTTATACCTTCTTGTCTCCCCGATTTTTTACCGAACCAGTTAGCCAAGAACAAAAGAGCAATCGCAATTATAGTGTGTGCGTACGGGTCCATTATGGAGTCCTTATAGTGTGAAGCCATCGAAGTTCATCTTTTCAGAAGAGACACGACGACCCGAGTTTGAGTTATCAAATGCTGGACCATCATCTACCTCTTTATTTAGGGGAGAATCATTTTGATCGACATCAAATAGTCGCATTTTACTCCGGTCAATACCCACAACAAATCTCTGGTGGGCACTAGGGTCGTTGTATCTATTCTTCAACTGTTTCACTAATATCTGTCCGTTTGCATTTAGTTCATCATTACTGATAAGTGCAAACATCAAGTCTGCTGTGGCGGGAAGACCGAATGATTCGGACGTATCCTCCAGACCCACATCATCATTACTATAACCAGAACGGGTAGTCTGGGTCGCAGAAATGACAGGAACATCAAACTCAACAGCAAGACCACGGAGTTCTTCCGCAATAGACTTGATATATGTATAGGAGTTGATAGCACCCCCCATTGACTTCATTCTAGACGACGCACAGATGTTCAGGTAGTCAATAAAAATCATATCCGGTGTGAACTTCTTCTTGAGTTTCAACTCGTTTAGAAGTGCACGGAAGTGACTGGCGTGTGCCTGTCCCGTAGGATATTCCTTGATAATCAACTTACCGTTAGTCTTATCTGCGATACCCTTTACACGATTTGAAAACATGTCCTTACTCAGATGTTCCAACTGATCTATCGGGACGTTGAGTAGATTCGCATCGATCCTTTCTGCGATACGTTCTTCAGCCATCTCCATAGTGATATAAAGGACATTCTTCCCCTGTGACAAGGCAGCACCAGCACAATGACACATGAAGAGAGACTTACCGACACCCGTACCCGCCAGTGCGATGTTGAGGGTCTTATTAGGTAGTCCACCCTTAGTGATTCTATTAAAGTAGTCCAAATCGAACGGAATACGCTCTTCTTGTTCATGATAGAAGTCATATCTATCTTCCACAGATTCTAGGTAATCATGACCAATGTTAGTGTCAAAGGATACAGACAGTGCTTTAGACAACACATCGGGTATCGCATTCTTGGATAACTCTTGGTGCTTACCGTCAATAATAGAGATGGACTCCATCACTGCATTGAATACTGCACGATCCTGACACCACCTCTCAGTGCGTTCTACCAACCACGATAAGTCTTCCTCAGCATACTTGAAGATATCTGGAAGGATATCCATAGTGTGACGATAGTGTTCGTCAGACATACGGTCCTCAGAATCAATCTCAATCTTGAGTGCTTCTTTAGAGGGAAGATTGTTGTATTTGGCGATATACGCAGTGAACTCTTTGAAGACACTCTTGTAAGTACCTTCAAAGTATTCGGGAGAGAGGAAGGGCGCAACCTTCCTCATATACGAATCGTTAGTCAGTAGATTCCGCAGAATCGTCTGTTGTAGATTGATTTCCGTCATTAGAATCCTCAGTTTTCTGTAAGTAACCTTCAGTGATTGCAACGTCTAAAATATCACCCAACACTTCACTCGCAAATCCTTGCAAAGTAATATTGTCTATGGTGTACTCGACTTTCTCTGTGGAGATGACATCAAAGTTATAACTAATGTTTCCTTCCTCACCATTGATGCGGACATTGTTATATCTTATAGTGGTATTCTCCCAAGGAGCACGTAATAACTCTACGTTCCACAGGTCACTACCGTTTTCCCCAATTGCAGGGACTAACTTGTAGTCTAAGTTTTCGGACGGCTTGTCCAAGTCTAAATCCTTCATTACAATAATTCCTCAACGAGTTCTTCTGAATTTACCGGACTATTATACCCTATTTTATACGTTTTGGCAAGGAATTCTGAAAAATCACTTGACTCAAAAATAGGTTCCCAGAAGTCAGCGGTCATGGTTTCTTTCAATCGCAATTTAGAACCAAGGACCTCACCTGTAGTCAAGTCAACACGTTGATACCAACCATTGGACGGTTTGTCGACATACCCACCCGCAAGGGCAACATCAAGAAGACCAGAGTACTTCTGTACACCACCTTCCCACGATACTCCGATTGGAATCTTGGATTGCTCTTTGACATAACGAGACTTCTCAACTTTGATGACAAAGTCGTATCCAACTACTTCAGTACCTTGTTTGTCTTGACGACGACCGATAATCCAGATGTTGTCGGCAGAGTAATAGATACCAGTACCACCACCTACAACATCTTTCGGAAACAAACCAATCTCTTTATATGTGTGATTGATTGCAAGCATCGGAATGTTCTTCATCGCAAGGTATGGTGTTGACATACGGAACAGACCTTTCAGTGCCTTCGCACGTGACATGTCTGCGACACCCTTCTCGTTCAGTGCGTCCTCTAGTTCTTTCTTAGACGCAAGGTTACCGATCGAGTCGATGACAATAATGACATCATCTTCGCGGTCTAACTGTTCTAACTGGTTGATCATATCAAACTTGAGTTCTTCAACGTTTGCGATCGGTGTGTGTAACACACGACTCGTGTCAATACCGAACTGAGTGAAGTATGACTGAGGGGAACCAAACTCAGAGTCATAGAACAACATGACTGCGTCTGGTTTCGCGTTAAGATATGCACCCGCCATGAGTAAGGCGAATGATGTCTTGAAGTGTTTTGATGGTCCCGCAAGGACGGTAAGTCCCGGCGAGATACCACCGTCTACGGAACCGGATAACGCGACGTTCACCATTGGAACGTCGGTCGGTACCATATCTTTTTCGGTGAAGAACTTACTAGTGGAGAGTGTCGCCGTCTCCTTTATCTTCGAGTTCTTCTTCAGTTTGTCCATTATCGACATTCTTGTTGCCTCCAAAATCTACGAATGTAATATTGTTTACTTTTTCACGTTCATCGAGGTCATATTGTACACGATAAGCACTATTGATGTCAAGTACTTTTTGCAATAAATCGAAACTAGTTTCAGTTCCGTCCTCAAATTCATGTGCAGAGAAGTCTAAAAACGCTCTCGTATCTTTTGGAAGACATGCGCCACCAAACCCACGTTTACCATCAAATCCTGGCACACGGGTGTGACCCATACCTACACGTTCATCCTTGCCTGCGGCACGAACAATCGTATTATAGTTACAACCATAAAGGTTGACTAGATCATATAGTTGATTGAAGAATGTGATCTTCGTAGACAGGAATGAATTGATCGTGTACTTTACAAACGATGCTTCATATGCAGTCATACGGTGATAGTCGTTAGACTCACATGCACTGAAGATTTCATAAATGTCAATGAGTTCGTTTGCCGCTTGAGGCATACCACCCATGACATGAAACTTCGCACATACAAAGTCTGCCTTTGCATTCTTCTCTGTCAAGAATTCTGGGTTGTAGACGAAACGGTCTACTTGTTCTCTGTTCATTGCAGAGTATAAACGGTCAACCGACTCCGGAGTAATCGTAGACTTCACGACTACCAATGCATCGGTATAGACCAAACAGTTCGCAACTGCTGCCTCAACAATAGTAGAGTCTACCGAACCGTCATCATTAGATGGGGTCGGTGCGCAAATGAAGAAACACTGTGGGTGGTTCTCCTTTGGGAGATGTTGCAGATTTTCAACTGAAGTATCATACTTCGGATCATAGAAGTTGAAGTCTACGAGAGGATGCGTGAATGCATACTCGACCGCTTGACCCACAAATCCATGACCAACGATTCCAATACGGAATCGGGAGGGGTTGCCCTCAGGCATTATTCTAGACATTATTCAATCCCATTATATTCTTTATACCACTCATAGAACCTTTCGACACCTTCAGCGATACTAACTTTTGGTTCGTACCCTAGTGCTTGCAACTTGGAGGTATTGGACCAAGTCTCTAATGTGTCTGCTGGATGTTTTGGAGCAAGATTCTTGATCGCCTCTTTACCAGTATTTTTCTCAATCTCATTGATGAAGTCCATCAACGCAACCTGTTCACCACGTCCTATGTTGAAAATCTCACCAGACTCGATGTCGGTGTTATCTAAGACGACTTCAATGCCATCTAGGATATCATCCACATAGGTAAAGTCACGCTTCATATCACCATAATTATACACGGTAATTTCTTTTCCGTCAAGTATGTTCTTGGTAAAATCAAACAACGCCATGTCTGGACGACCCCAAGGACCATAGACTGTGAAGAAACGCAGACCGACAGTGTTCAGACCAGATGACTGCATCTGACATTCGTTTGCCCACTTGGTGTAACCATATGCGTTTAGTTGCTTACCTGTCTCTTTACCTTCGACCCACGGTACTGGTGATCCCGCGTATACGCACGAAGTAGATGCATAAACAATACGAGTATCTGGTAGATGTCTTTTGCAGATATCAATAAGGTTTTGTGTCGCGTCGATATTATTCTGGTGATAACTCTTCTCTTTACCAAGTGAGTCACGAACACCCGCCATTGCACCTAAGTGGATAATAACGTCTGGTCGGAAATCTCCCAGTAACGCTTCCAGCTTGATCTCATCACGCATGTCACAACCCCAGATATCAAGTCCGAAGTGAACCATCCTGTCACGCTTCAATCTAGGCGTGTACAAATGATCGTTGAAGTTGTCGATACCCTTTACTGACAAACCGCGTTTCTGTAATCTATCGCATAACTGACTTCCGATAAATCCGGCCGCGCCTGTTACTAATACTCTATTCATTTCAACTATTCCTGTATATAAATTCCAATGCTCTATCCGCCTCAACTGTCAATGGACGGTTCTCATACCAATTACCTGTTTCACGGTCAAACTCACGACATAGGTCTGCAATCTGTGTTGCGGTGATGGGATAACCTTTCGCATATGCATTACCGGCAACCGCAATCATTATCTTGTACATCTTAGAATACCAACCAGTTTCATTGATTGTTTGGTACTCAACACCTAACCGTTTAGGCCAAAACGGACAGTCGCGGTATGACGACCATCTGTAGTCGGTGTTATTTAGACTATTCTTACGATGTTGAATTACCGCACTCTGCATCTCTGGTGGCAATCTATCTAGAAAAGTATTACCCGTCTTCTCGTGGTATGGATGTTTTGCAATCAACTCAGATACGTTGAGTGAAGACCCACCGGAGTTTACCATAAAGAAAGAGTATGCGTTTGGATACTGCGCAGGCGCATAGTACATGCGAGCAAGGTCTTTTGTCTGAGGATCACCCAAGTCTCCCAGTTCGGTATTGAGAGAGTGCCAGAAAGACTTGATGCGGTTGTTCTCGACCTGTTCGTCGAGACGGAATATGATTCGAAATTTTAGATGCTCTTCTGTACTACTCGCTGTGTTGTAGACGACATAATCATACTGACCATACTTACGTTGCAACCAAGTTCTAAGAGACTCTACAGTATTACAATTGTCGATAATATCATCCACATCAACGCAACACCAAGGACTCCAATATAGAACAGACTTATTGCTACGCGTCGTGCCCACGTCGAAAACAGCAGGAGTAAGAAGAGGAGAACTATTAGGTCCACCTTTTTCTCCCGGCTTAGTATAAGAATCACGAAGACACACAACGAAGTCCATCCAGTTCATGAATGTGGTTCGTCGATGGGTCTTGTTATCAAACTGATTTTTGAATATGGTTAGTTCATACATGGGGGTAATTATACCACTATTCAAAGAAACTGTCAAGTATACACTCGTACTTAGATATTCTTTCTAGAGACTTTTCGTAATACTCAGAACTCATCTCACACCCAATAAATTTTCTTCCGGTCTCAAGACTGGCAATCGCAGTAGAACCACTACCACTGAAACAATCTAACACGGTGTCACCTTCTCTGGTGTATGCATATATCATGCGTTGCAAAACAAACTGAGGTTTCACTGTGGGGTGGAAGTTGGACTCTTTAGCCTCAGACGAATTAGTGGTGAGATTACCTTCCCATATAGTAGTGGGGATTGTCCCATTATCAAATGGTTTTCCGGTACGCACATTGATTTTCATCTTACGTTCCACTTCAACATGGGTACGGTCGAAAAAGAAAGTCTTACCTTTGGAATAACACCACGCAGTTTCAAACTTGTGTGCGAAGTTATTTCTAGGACGACCACCCCAGTTGTAGGACCAATGTATTGGAGATTGTGCGACAAGACCCTCTACTTTATTGAGGACCTCTAGTTTCAATCGAAAGAAAAGATCGGTCTTCTGAGTTCCCCAGATACACATCATGCCTTCTGGTTTGAGTACACGAGCACACTCAGTTATCCACTCACGACACCATTCCAGATACACGTCTTCGGTAGGAAACGTGTCCCATCCGTCACCACCATCATATCCAATATTGTAGGGTGGATCGCAATTGACATGATCCACACTATTGTCTGGCAGTTCTTTTAGAAATTCGATACAGTCTTTATTGACTAGTCGCAAAAAAACTCTCCTTCTTGTAGGAAACTTCGTATGAAGACAGATCACCTAAGTCGACGACGACAGTGTTTAGGTTTGTTGTCTGGCCTGGCTTACGCTTGGCGTTATTCTCACGCAATTGACGCATGACATTTGTAGTGTTTGGCTTGACTACTAACACACATTCTTCTTGATAGAATACACCGAAGTAGTGGTCAACATCTTCGTAAGCGACAAGTGCAGACTCTTTATAAGCACCGTTGTAAACACCACTCACCTTGAGAGGAACATAACGACGCTTACCGTTACTAGTCTGCAACAGGTTGCGGAGTTTCTTATCATCGATTGCATTAGACTTATATTCTGCATACTTGCCGTTGGTCGGATCAAAAGCATCGGAACCGTACTCATCCTTACCGGCACCAGCAGATATCTTCTTGTGGGCGACATGACCTAACTTATCAGCCATAACAGGTTCACGCCACTTAGTCTTATCAGTAACTTTAGAGTAACCGTCATTGATACCCTTCTTATAAAGGGCAGCGGCAAGTTCTTCGTAGGTGTATTCAGTAAGGTCTCTCATAATATATCTCTCTCATCAATTTATGTAAACATTATACTTGTTTCGAGAACATATGTCAAGTGTTTTTTTCGAATTATTCAAAAAAGTTTTCGATGTTGTTAGGAGACTCAATTTCTTTTGTCGGTTCGATACCGATAACTGCCAAAGGGAAATCAATAGAACATCTATCCAATCTCACAACCTCGGCATCGAAGTTAGCAACTCCGGTCGACATCTTATCGTACATATTCTTAGTTGGAATGACCTCTACCCCAAACTTGAGAGTACCGTCCAGAGTACACGGTCCTAGTTTTGTAAAGATATCATAAGTCACATATGGATACTTACCAAATTGGATTTCTACACCCACACCATCTTTGAAAAAGTCTATCTCATCCTTAGAATTTTTGAAAGGACAATATTCAACGAAACCGTTACGCTTGAACAATTTGGAATATTCAGAATTCAAAGATTGGGGGCTCAATTGCTTTCGACCCTTTCTGGTAGACTCTTTACTGATCTTAGACATGTAGTTTCCGATGAAATCAGTGTTCAGTATAGAAACAATTTCTTCGAGAGAATCGCACATCTCCATGTTGTACAGTCTCATCTTAGAAACAATCATCCGAAGAACGCATCCAGAGTAGATACACCTTGCTCTTCATAATTCCAAAGTAACAACTCTTTCCTCAAATGTTGTTCTTCAGTATATTTCTTGGTGGATACCATAGTGTAGGTCAAATCCCACTCCAACTGACTCCAACCAGTGTATGCCTGCTTGAGTGTGTCGTTAGAGTTGTAGGTGATCATCACCATCGCATCGGTGTTGTCGAGTTCATCGTGGAAACGCTTGTGACAGAATGTGTCATGCATGTCACCCTTGTTACCATAGATGAAAGACTTGATGTCATATGGTGGATCAGCAAAGACGAATGTGTTCTTGTCCGCACCATCCAACAGATACGAGTAGTCCTCGTTGGTGATCTCCCAGTTGCGCATCAACGCAGAGAACTTGGGCAACTTACCAATCAGTCGATGGTTGAATAGGTCACGCACCGCATCTTTTGAAAACGAACCAGTAGTCTCACCCAATCCACTGAACGAGCATCGGTTCATAACATAGAACCGCCATGCGATCTCGAAAGGGTCCTCTACGGTACTCAGACCCTCGCGCATGACATGGTAGTAGTCAAGGTGCGCCTGTAAAGAATCCTCTGCGTCGGACAGTTCATCCTTGACTGCATGTAGTTTGTCCGCAAGGTCATGACCACGGCTCTGGAGTGACTTCCAGAAACAATAAAGGTTGTAGTATTTGTCGTTGACCTTGACAGGAATGTTGGGGAACTTTTTAGTGAACGAGAACGCACACGACCCACCACCTAGGAACATCTCACGGTATTCGCGAATGTCAGCAATGGGCATATTCTCCGGAGAGAATAAAAAATCAACGGCACGAGATTTGCCGCCAGGATATCGAAGTGGTGTCTTTAAGTCTTTCATACGGGGTATTATACCAAAATATTGTCGGTCTGTCAACCGAAGAAGTCTTCAAGTGATGCCTGTGGTTCTGCGTCCCACCCCACTGCATCTAGAATCGGAATCAGAGGGTCTAGAAAAGTCTTGTCAAACATCATGTCATAGTCCACATACTTATGGAGTCCAAGTTCCTCTGGCAAGTTGAGAGGATATGACACAACATTCTGTCCCAGACGATTGGGCATCTTGAGATAAACGAACTTTATCTTCTCACCTTGTTTGACAGTCTCATACCGTTTACCAAGATTCTTCTCATCAATCGCATTGTTGTAACACAGGGCACCACGCACATGGATGGGAGTTCCCTTCTTGAAGATAGTTTTGCGGTCTTTCCATTTGGTGAGATTAGAAACACCACGAGGGAACGATACATCTTCGGGCGGTAAGGTCTTGAAATGGGACTTAAAGTCCGAAATGTACCGTTGTGTGTCTAATTCGGTACCTTCTACTATAACACGGAAGATTTCCTTGAACTTATCACGGACAACCTGTGGAGTCGAAGACTTGATTGCCTCGATACCCATCATCTTGAGTTTGGGTTCTGCGTACTGGACACCCTCATTATTGTGCACGTTGAGGATATATCGTTTCTTAGCCATCCAGATACCACGGTCTGCAATCACCTCACGTCCCATCTCCATGCGATTCTCATAGGCACCAGTTGCATCTGCCATAGTCGCGTACGCACGTGCGAGAGACTTCTCGAAGTGTTCTGAGCAAATCTTATCTAGGAACTTGACAGGGTTCTTCGGGGCAAACTTCTCGACCAAATCACCCATGCGAATATACACGGAGTCAGTATCGATTGCGACGACATAATCTTCATTTGTTTCGAGAACGTCTTGCATAGCAGTGTTGACTGAACGTTCTGCCCACTTGATTGCCAACTGACCCGCAAGAGTAATAGACTCGGCAACACGTTGGTCGAAGTACCGGAACCACCGATTACCCAGAGCACCATAAAGGGAGTTCATAAGAATCTTGATGGCCATCTGTTGGTTGTCAAGAGAGGATATCCGATATTCTAATTCCTTGGACGGATTAGTTTGCATCTCTTGTTGAGACTTCAACATCTCGTTCTTTATCACGCGACGTTCGGAGTAGTACTGTTTAATCACCGTGGGAATGACACCCTCACGGTCATGAGTGAATCGAATACCAGTAGGAGCAACAGAGTATCCTTGTTGACCGATATTGACCGAACCATCGAGGAACTTGTCGACAGAAACACCATTCTGGAATCCATCCAGAACAGTCTCGGGTGACATATTGTATTGCACAATGATGTTTGGATATAGAGAGTTCAAGTCAAAAGACGTGACCCAATCATGAGAACCGACCTGTGGTTCCTTCACATAACCGCCGGGGTATGGTGTCTTGGGTTTTTCGATCTTAGGGGGAACCGCAATCTTCTGGTTATTCAACAGTCGATAAATGATAGTGTCCCAGATGGCAGTAGTACCCAGAGTGTCGTTGTAGTTGACACCCGCCTTGTAAGCCATAGTGAATATGAGATCAAGCAAGTCGAGTTTGACATCTAGTTTATGGACTAACTCAACGTCCTTCACGTTATAGTCAATAAACTTCTGGTAGTCTTGCTCATAGAGTGTGTGCAGATTTCCGTGTTCCTCATATGAGAGTTTGCGTTCGCCCAGAACCACGTTCGCAATGTGGTCGAGTCGGTAAGACTCTTGTTGACCTAGAGTATTGTAGGTAAACTTCTTGAAGACTTCCAAGTAGTCAAGTTGCTCGATACCGTTGATGATATACTCTTGGTTCTGTTTACCATTGATGGTGATATTACGTTCTTTGATAAGACCCCACGGAGACATGCGTTTCGCTAGGGTGTCGTCACCAAACAACTTCACCATTCGGTTATAGAGATAAGGAATATCAAAGAATCGTGTGTTCCATCCGGTAATCACGTTGGGCGCATACTCTTCCATGCGTCGAACGAACTTCCGCACAAGGTCAACCTCATTGTCGCACTTGATGTACAGAACGTCCTCGCGTGTGGTTGTGTAGTCACCACACCCCCAGACCCAATATGTTCCGGTGTCCTCACGCATACAGATAGCAGTGATAGGATGTGCCGCATCTTCGGGGGCGGGGAAACCATCGGCAGAGAAGACCTCAATATCGATGTTGGCAGTCTTGATTAGACTGCGGTCATAGTGAATCTGGTTAGGCCACTCTTCCGCAATGAACTGTGCGACATAGTTGGTGTTGCCTGCGATTTCGAAGTTAGAGACGTTCTCATAACGTTTGTTGAAATCTTTGGCGTCTGACATGGACTCGAAGATGACGGGTTGCATCGGAATACCGTCTAGGGTAGTCCAACCTTCCTCGCTTTCTCCGGACATGAATAGTGTGGGTTTGAATGGAATACGAGATTTGGTTGCGAGACCGTTTTCGTCATATCCACGGTATAATAGTTTGTCACCATATCGGACAACAGATGTATAGAATTTTTTAGTCATGTCCACCATTATACATGAAGTAAGGGGGGTTGTCAATCAATAACGTGAAAAAATTTATGTCGAGTCCAAGGTATTTGAATTTGTTCTTCTTTATAACCATGATGGTCTTGTGTCACCAAAAGTTTCTTAGAAATTACCTGTGTGGTAGGTGTAGGTATGCCGTTCTTGCGACGGTCCCTATTATTGAAGTAAACTCCAATGTCACGACCAACGCCTATTGTATCACAGTCGAACCAAGGATGTAAAGCCGTATTTCTAATTCCATAGTAATCAATTTCTGGTCGGGAAAGCCAGTTTGTAGTATATGTTCTGAAAAGACGTTGTAATGTGCAATAAGGACCACAGTTGATTGGGAAGTTGTTTCCGCCAGTCATCATATGATGAGACCAGTGCGCAAAACTCCTGTCCATGCAGTACATACCCATGAACAGTCCTATATTCGCGTAGAGCGTGTTCTCTGCGTACTCAGTGAGAAGTTTGAATGCTTCGTACCTCTCTTCCACCAACCAAGTGTCATGTTCCATGATCCAGAACTTCTCATTCGACTCTCCCTGTTGACGCATGAGTTCCCAGTGAGAACACATCCCCGCCTTCTCTGTCGGAGAATGGTCTTCCTTTCCATTTCCTGAATTTAGGTCTAGAGTCATGAGACTTTTGGACCAAGTGTACTTGTCTACATGTTCTTGAAACGTATCAGACTGTGGAGTGATGGCATCGAAGGTTTCTATGGAGTCAATGTAACCATCATCGATAGCGCGTTGGAAAGACCAACGGGAGAGTGCAGCATACTCTTCAGACCGTTCGTCTCCTTTCATAACAATTTGTATTGCTTTCATTCTACAGGTAACCTGTCTTTTGATTGATGACCATCATGAGATTCTGGAACATACCCCCTATGAATATACTCCCAAGCGACACTGTAACGATATCTATCGCTTCTGTTTCTGTAACACCCGTGTACTAAGTTCGGATGAAAAAATACTGCAAACGTCCTGTCGTCTTCCACATCCACTATACTGGGGTCGTCTTCATCCACGGACATCCACTCAAACAAACGATGAGACTTGAGGTCGTGATTATAGTTCTCATGGTGAGATGCGGGAATAACCCTGAGACAACCGTTCTCTTTGTCTGCGCCATTGACAAATACATCACAACTTATCAACCGCTTCGGGTCTGCTTTGATGTAATGGTTGTCTTGGTGCCATCCCACAGAGAACCCAGACTCGGGCACCATAGGGAAAAACTTAGAGATGTAGGTATCTATATCATGTTGTCCCAATAGATTTTGGGCGATTGACTTGAGAGTGGTGTTAGAACCAAGACCCCTAAAGACAGAACTTCTGTCCATAGCCGAGTCCATCTTGCAGGGATTACCTTTTGCGTTTATCACCCAACCGTTGCGGTTGTCGAAAAGTCTGACAGCGTATTTGCGATACTTGTCACACTCTTCGTTGAGGCGTGAGTGTTCTTCTGTGGATAGAAAATCATTGACGACGACGTAACCTAATTCGTCAAATTTTGTTATGTCATAATTCATAGATATAAAAAAAGGGGGATTGACTCCCCCTTATTTAGTACATTATTAGTTTACATAATTGATGATAAGCAAACCAGTACAGTAGTAATACATACTAGGTTTATGCCAAAGAGACCAAATGTTTCTAGGTCTCCTTCACGTCTAGCCATGTAATCCTTGATCTGTTGCATCTAAACTCTCCTCGTTTAAAAGTTGCGGTCCAATAGTGGACCCATTAATTGCGACTTTACGAGGCTTCTGACTTTCAGGGATTATTACTTCCAATGAGATGGCTAGTAATCCGTTCCTGAAATCAGCTCCCATTACTTCAACATACTCCGACAAACGGAATTGTCTTTCAAACTTTTTCGTTGATATACCCTTGTGGATATAATCTCTATCAGAATCTTTTATCTGCCCTCTGATGGTCAGTGTTCGGTTCTTTACTTCGATTTCGAGTTCGTCGTCCGTGAATCCGGCGACGGCTAACTCGATTAGGTATTGATCCTCTCCCGTCTTTAGAATATTGTGCGGGGGGAACGTATCACCAGAGTGCCTTGCGACCCTGTCTAGTTCGTCAATCATTGTGTCAAATCCGACGAACGCTGAACGTGGAAACAATTGTTTTGCTGTCAATGTCATGTTGTGACTCCTAAGTTATTAGCAAGTTTATTATGGATACCCGACCATTCGGCATATCCGGTACTATATATACAAATTATGAGAATAAAAGTAACGAAATGTTACTATTCTGGACTATCTTCGTCATCAATTTCAATGATGGGTAAAGAGTCGTCAACCAACACGACCTTCTCATTTTCAATCATGTTGATTATCTCTAACGTGACATTTATGTCCATCTGGATATAGGACAACTTGGTTTCAGCCATAGCTAAATGTCGACGATAAAATTCTAATTCTTGTTCCTTTTCTACTTTTCTTGCACTTATATTGGCAAGAGAAATTATATTGTTCTTTTTGCCAGACATACTTCGTCCTTAATAGTACATTGATGGGTCTGGGTCTCCTTCCACACCAAACGAAAAGGAGACACGTGATTCTCTTGGAACTACTTGATGATGTGTACCTCTAGGCAAATAAACATACATGCCAGGCGAAAAATCAAACGGTTCATTATTGTTTATGCCTTCTACCTTTAGACCGACAGTACTAATGACCTGAAGTAAGAACACATCCATAGAATCTTTGTGCCATGGATATGAACCACTCGCACGACCAAAACCACTGAATGCGATATTAGTGATTTTTGGTGCATGGAGTGTAAATACATCTTGCATCTCTGAATAGATATTCTTCGCAAACTCCGGTGCACTACCGCGAGTATGGAAGTTGTTTAGACCAATACGCATCTTATCTGAGTTTCTGTCGTACAGGTCATCTGGATGCGAGTCCATCATCTGCATGAACTCGTTCCAGTTGTAAGTCTCTTTCATGTCAAACGGCAGTTCGCCCACGAATGGAGTCTTGGTGCGAAGGTTCTCTTCGCGGTCTTCAAAAATACCATAATAATTATCTGACATTAGCTATTTCCAATATTATACTTTGGTTGTAGTGTCCAATTAGACTTGTCCTTATATGAGATAATCTTGATCTGTCTCATAGGAGCGCAGTCTCGTGCAACCTCTTTATTGACTATTGCGACTAGGCCCCAATCTTGCAATAGTGTCGCAATTGTATTTCGTCTTTCGATATCAGACACTTCTAGATTTGATTTTTTGCCGTCCAGTAAAAACAACTCCTTGAAATGGACGATGAAGTACCTACCCTGCTTATGCAAGATATGGCACGATTGATATAAGGTGTTGTCTCTACGCGAAGCAACCCCTATACGCGTTAATGTTTCTCTGACTTTCAGGAAGTCATCTGGTTCTGATAGACTGATTTCCAACATCATATCAGAATTCCATTGAACGAGATTATTCTCTTCCACCTTTGGTAACCTTATTTTTGATAGTTTTTATTTGTGATTCTGTCAAGAGCCCAATAACTTGTTTCGCTTTCTGTTCACTGTAACCAAAATATTCCTTGATACATTCCATGTCAGCCCTTTCATCAGGTTTATCCCATTTAGAGAATCGTTTCTTTTTCCTTACAATATTTATAAGGAAGTCATATTGCATCTTGCTATCTAAGTGGTGCAATCTGTTCATTTCATTGGACAAAAATACCGTGTCCGGAAAGTATGACAATGATCGGTTGACCAAAAAACCATTATAGTTTTTCACACATTCTGGGTCTTTGTCTATCAGATTCAACTTAGTGTTATTGATGCTATTTAGGAAGTCAAATGGACTCACGCTTTGATCTCCACGTTCGCCATAACTTCGGTCATACATGCAACAAGATTCAGTTCGTGGTCAGCAACAAACGCATTCTTGTACTGGTAATCCGCAAGGATAAGAACCAACTGGGGAATACTGTTTGGTGCGACATGGTCATACATTTTATCGTATACACCACGGAAGATAGATGCCGGTTCAACGTCAATGTTATTGACTACCCAAGACCTCATCTTCTTGAAATTCTTGTCGCGTATTGCACTGAATAGTTGAGTATAAGTGTCAGAAATGTCTGCACTCACACTATTAGGGACATTGAGTGTACCGGATACAGAACCCTTCTGACACTCATTCAGTACACGTCTCCAATCTGGTGCATGTTTCATGATGACGTTTGCCACCACGTTGTTATCGTACTCCACACCCTCCTCTTGCAAGATTCCTTGGAGACGCTGCATGAACCCACCACATAGCGAGGTCATAGTTTTCTTGTCAAAATTGAAGGCGTACTTTGAACACCTTGAATGTAATGGTTCGATGATACGGTTCTCAAAGTTACATGTCATGATAAACCGACAATTCTTAGAGAACTCTTCGATGAACCCACGGAGAGCGGGTTGCGTCGATTGGGGGTTTAGATAGTCTGCCTCATCTAGGATGACCACCTTGTAACCACCGGACAAAGACACCGAAGACGCGAACTGTTTGATCTTACCTCGCAGGGTGTCGATGTTACCTTCTTCCGACCCGTTTATGACGATATAGTCTAGGTCAAGTTCCTCACAGATGGCACGTGCCACCGTGGTCTTACCAGTACCAGCAGTACCAGTAAACATCATGTTGAGGATTTCACCACCATCCACGATGTTTTGAAATGTTTGTTTTAGTTCATCCGGAAGGACTGTTTCGGAAACTTTCTTCGGACGGTACTTTTCAACCCACAAAAACTCATTGCTCATTACAACTCCATAATATAAAATAATGTATGGGGTCTATTATACTACAAAACCCCTCTCATGTAAACTATCTATAGACAATTATTTATAAAAAATAACGTCTCATTAGTCACTATTCAGCGTATCTATGGTTCACTTCAGCGTGATGCATTTCATCTTGTCGGACATATTTTATCATATCAGACAGTTTTGCATCCGGTAATAGTCCATAGTACTCAATCGCAATCTGTGGCGCAGGGACGTTCTCAATCTCACCTGACTCAATAAGTTCCAGATAAGTGGTATAACTACGTACTGCCTCATCCTCGAAGTATCCTGTCATACGGTGTGCCGTCTTAGGAAACAAGACGTAAAGCAACAGGTAGTAATGCCAGAAGATGAATTGCGCGATGATGATTATTATACGTTCTAATATGGATGGGTGGACCACTTCCATAAAGAACATTAGATGTTTTCTTTCGTTGGTCGCTTCGTCTAGAAGTTCTTGTATCTTATGTCCATTGCCACGTTCCAGTCGACGAAGACTCATTAGGTGGGTAAGCATTCCTCCAACCATGCCCGGCACTCCGGCAACTGTTTCTAAAACAAGTGCACGATGACCGTAACGTTGACCAAAGAATGTGTCCGCAAAGAACCGGAAGAATGCCGTCTGAGATTTTGCTACAACATGTGATATTTTCTGGTGTATCATTCTATTTCCAAATCATTCCAAACTTGTATTTATCACTCAAAGAGAAAAAAACAGTATGACTTTTATCTATAGGTATGATACTTACGATTTATATAAGTCGAGACGTTCCCATGGCATATCCGGTTTTCCGAAGTGTCCATAGTTGGTAGTTTTAGTGAGGTCAAGTCCAAACAGATCAAATCGATCAATGATACCTTTGGGAGTTAGGTCTACGGTCTCTCGAATCTCTGACACAAGATGTTCCCACACTTTACCGTCAGCATAGACATAAATGCTAGTGGGTTCTTTCACACCGATCGCATAACTTAGTTGAACAGTGCAGTTGTCAAACCCCTTGAAATGTACAAGGTTCTTCGCTAAGTATCGTGCCATATATGCACCAGAACGGTCTACCTTGGTACAGTCCTTACCTGAGAATGCACCACCACCATGAGGACAATAACCACCGTAGGTATCTACAATAATTTTTCTACCTGTGACTCCAGCATCACCATCTGGTCCACCAATAACAAAATTACCAGTCGGATTTATCAGATACTCAGTATTATCGTCTACCCAAGCAGAAAGAGAAGAAGAGATTACCGCAACAATATTACTGCGAACCACTTCTATGTCTTGGTCCTCTCCGTGTTGTGCAGAACACACTACCTTGGTTACTCGTAACGGTTTACCCACTTCACTGTACTCTACTGATACTTGAGCCTTGGCGTCTGGTCCGTATGGTAATTTAGAAGTAACTTCTCGAAGTATTTTGTGACTGAGACTAATTGCCAAAGGCATATAGTTAGAGGTTTCTCTGGTAGCATAACCAAACATCAACCCCTGATCTCCAGCACCGAAGTCATCTGTCCCTAATGCAATGTCTGAACTTTGTCCATGCAGTTCATTATAAATCTTTAGGTCTCTCCAGTGAAACCCATCTTGCTCATACCCAATTCTCTTTACAACATCCCTCACAATCTGGTCGATGACATTCTTATCAAACTTGTCGCTCTTGTATTCTCCCGCAAGGGTTACCATATTCGTCGTGACTAGGGTCTCGACTGCGGCACGATTATTGATATTTTGGTCTATGAGATATGTAGCAACAGAGTCGGAAATTGCATCTGCAACCTTGTCCGGATGTCCATTACTAACACTCTCACTCGTGAAGATATATGACATGATTCACCGTATTCATAATAAAAATGGAGCTCGGAACAGGAGTCGAACCTGCGACCTGCTGATTACAAGTCAGCTGCTCTACCAACTGAGCTATCCGAGCATTCGTTTCTTACGTTTTTCTGTAAGGGTACGTACTATGTATATGCGCGTGAACGCAATAACTGAGATACCCGCTGTAAGTGTTGTGGATAAAACTATAGGGTCTGTATTTCCCCACTGGACAATCACCAACCAAGTGAAGAAAATATTTAGTGGATAATTTATAAGAGTGCCTAGAGAGACATGTATCAATGTTTCCTGTGCAATTTCTTTATCATACCACTTCATAAGGGTCGGCCTCTTGAATCAAATAATTCATTATATAGTGTTTCTTCAACTCGAATCATATCCTTGGGCAAAGACATTATGATTCAAGAGACCGAAAAGGGTTTACTTAGAAGTCTTCTTCTGTTTTGGAGATGCTTTCTCAACTTCTTCTTCAGCGTATGCTTTAGCAACATTCTCATAGAGAGCAACTACTTTGATTGCTTGGTCACGCAACTGTCCAATAGTAGTAAGTTCTTCACCTTTGAAACCGCCACGAGTGACTACGGTATCCACTACCGCAACACATGAACGTGCTACGCGGTTAGCGAGGTCGTTTAAATTCTTTTGATCTTCAGTCATGTTATGCTCCGTAAGTAGATGACTTTTCAAGTGCAATAAAGTATTGCGTGTTAGATGTTATAGATTTGAAATGTGAGATCAACTTGGTAGAGATTGACACCTCATAGTCTTCACCCAGCAATTTCATGTTATTCACACCCATGATAAAGTTGAAGTCGGCACCTTCAGGGAATTGACCTTCAACTAACACGGAGAATGAGTTAGACGTGGAATCATCGGTATCAACTACCGTAATTTCAACCGCACTTCCATTGGGACGAATAGAGATGTTCTCGTAACCCAACGCAGAAGACGCACGTTTGATCTTACTTAGGGTTTCGTTAGTGAGTAAAAATTTGACTTCACACTCTGGCATGACAATGTCTTTCTTGGGGGCAGAAAGCATCTCAGGGTCAGAGTAAAAGTATTTCACAGATGATAGACCACTACCGTCCGACACAGTACAGAAGTTCTCACCAAAAGTGATTGATGGACGATCCACCAAAGACAACACCGACAAGAATTCAGATAAGTCGTAAATGCCGAACGTGTTCGGAAAACTCTCATCAATCTCAGCACGGGAGACAATGTTTTTTGCAATAGACATAGTCTTCAGAACGTTGCCGCCATTGACTACAATGTTTGGGTTGATGGTAGAGAAGTTACGCAGTATCTCGACCGTTCGGTTAGATAGTTCCATTGATTGATTCCTCAGTTAATATGTTGCACATTATATAATATCCAGAAGCGTTTGTCAAGTACTTTCTCGCATTCTACTGAAATTCTTGTCCTTGACAAACGACAACTTGCGTTCGAAGTGGGCATCCTCTAATTCAGTCTTATGAGAAATAACAAAGACATTGGTGTCCTCTTTCAATGTGTCGATAATCTTCATAAGGTTATCAACACCCTCACCGTCCAACGAAGAGTCGAACGTTTCATCTAGTATCAACAGATTAGTCGATACCGAATTCTTCATCTTAGCAATCTGTCGCCAAGTAAATAACAGGGACAAATCAATACGTTGTTTCTCACCTTCGGAGAAAGAATCATATGAGAACGTGTCGCGGTAACGTGACCGGATAGTCTCACTAAAACTATCGTCCAACTCAAAGTGGACAAAGAAATCTAGAATCTGTAAGTACTTGTTGGTCAACTCATTGATGACCGGCACGTACTGTCGAATGATTTTAGTCTTGATTCCGGTATCACGAAGCAACTCACTTGCAATACGGTTGTAAGATGACTTTTCATTCAGAATAAACTTAGAGTCGGTCAGATCATGTAACTCAGAGTCTAGTTGTGTGAGGTCAGAATTCGCCTGACCCATATCACCATCACTGTCAGTCATATCCTGCAAGTCTTGTTGAATCTTGGTGACTGACCTTTGAAGACGACCGATAGTCTGATTGTTATTGTTCAAGGTATTCTGATCCGCAAGACAGGATGACATCTGTTCCTCTAGGGTCGTGATCTCCGTCTGGTACTGTTTCTGTTGTTCTTCCGCCTTATCCATAGCAGACTTTAGTTCTTTCGCTTTATCAGTCGCAGCATCTTTCTTACTTTTTCGAAGTTCATCCCCGATGTCTTGGTCGCAAGTAGGACAGTGTTCATTATCGTCAAAGAACTTTGCCTCTTTGACTACAGACTTCACCTGTGACTTGAACTGTGCGTAATACTCATCCAGTTTACTTTTATTTGCACGAACGTTGTTTAGACTATCTGTGATGGTAGGCATCAAATTATTGACGGTCTCAGAAAGAGTGACATTTGTCTCGTTCAGGTCCGCAATCTCAGATTGGAGTTCTGAAATCTCACCCTCTTTATCTTTACGATGTTGAGTATTGATTGCGGTCAAATCACGAATGTATTTTTTCTGTGAGTTTATCTTGGTCTTGACCATCTCAATAGAATGGTTGTTGTTCTCTAGCTCGCCTTTGAGGAGAGAGATTTTCTCCTTGAGTATCACATTCATTTTGGAAAATATGTTAATATCAAGAAGGTCTTCTATCACGTCACGCCGAGAGGTTGAGTTGAGTTGCATGAACGGGACAAAAGACGACGAGCCGAGAACAACAATTTGGTGGAAACTCTTGTGAGACATCTGTAGGACGTTCTTCTCAAGAATCTCTTGATATTCTCTTGCGTGTGAACTCTGGTCGATCATAGTACCATCTTTCCAGATTTCAAACTTAGCGGGTTTGATTCCCCGCACTACACGATACTGTATACCATTTACAGCAAAGGTAACTTCAGTGACACACCCCTTATTATTGATCGTGTTGACCAACTGGTTCTTAGTAATCTTACGGTGTGCCTTACCAAACAATGCGAACGATAGTGCATCGAGCATTGTAGACTTACCAGCACCGTTCTCACCAACAATCAAGTTAGTGGAACTGTCTAGGAAGTTTATTTCATTATAATAATCACCCGTCGAAAGAAAGTTCTTCCAACGGAGGGTCTCAAACTTTATCATGCAATTTCTACGCTCTGCGCCTCAATCATTAGTTCAGATACTACGCCGGTGATTCTTCCCTTATCCAAATCAGTCTCGACTTCTTGTATGTAATTATATATTAAAGTTTCCGTGTCGTCAACCCTTAAATCCTCATCTGAGACATTTTCACCACGAAACTCTTTGAAGTCTTCAGCAATCTTCAACTCATATATTTTCTGACGTTGGATTCTCTCAACATATCTCTCAAACTTCTGCATATCTGAACGATTGGACACAATCAATTTGACGAACTTACCGTCTAGATATGAGAGGTCCTCGAAGAAATTGATGGTGTTCTCATCATAGTAAATCTTATGGAACAGGGTGACTGTGTTTTGAACAGGAGTCAACTCACGGGTCTCCGTGTCATAGATGTGAAAGAACTTTCTATCATGTGCATCGTTCCAGAAGAATTCCATCTGTGCGCCAAGATAGTGTATGTTACCTTTACTCGACTTGGTATGGAAGTGTCCGGACAACACAGTTTCAAAACGATTCAGTGGTTTGGGGTCCATACCCTCTTTACATACCAGACCTTTATCCATCTCAAACCCTGCGAGTTCGAAGTGACCACCAATGACATCTGCACCACAATTCTCTAGGAACTTCAAACACTCTTTCTCATTCTCAGGGCATATCCAAGGAACAAGACCAAACTTGACACCGCCATAATCACGAACGATAGGGTCCATGAGGATGTCCACCTCATTGATGTAGTGACCCATCAACTCCTTGAGAGAGTTCAACTCGATGGTGTTTTTGAAATAAACGTCGTGGTTGCCGGGGATGATATCCATGTGAATATTATACTCACGGAGTTTATCCAAGAATATCTGGCGGTTGTGGTTCAACGCTTTGAGATTGATAGTTTTACGGTTATCATAGTAGTCACCCAGATGTAGAATCTGAGTAATGCCATTTTGTTTCAAATAAGGAAAGAACACCTCATTGTAGAAGCGTTCTTGGTAATCCATAAAGATGTCCGAAGAATTACGACATCCGCAGTGGGTGTCGTTAAGTATTGCTATTTTCATAAATGACTCAACTCAATTTATATGACGACTATTATACTACAATAAAAGGGGTCTGTCAAGTCATTATTCTATAAAGTCCGATAGGTCTGAGTCTACATTCACCGCACGTCGTTTACGTTTCTTCTCTTCTTTGACGTACTCTTTGAATTCGTTGTCTGCACTTTTTACGACATCAATTCTCTGTCTAAGTGTATCAACGAAGGGGGAAGTTTGTTGTTGAAACATTCCGTCATCATCATCACCCAAGAACTCGCTGATATCTGCCTCAGCGATATACTTCATCTTGATGTCTTGTTGTTTCTTTTCTTTTTGAATACGACGAAGGAATGCGTACCATGATATCTGTGTGAAATATGCGAATGCATTTGGTTTACCAGAACGAGTGGCCGCTTCAATATCATAGTTCTCAATCGCTTTGAGACAGTTCTCCACTGCGTCCATGACCATCTCTTCACGATAGGTGTAACGAACAAAGTTTGCCTTGTGAGAGAGACCCTCTGCGATCTTCAGAAAACAGGAGGCGATGTAGTTAGTTACTACCGGATGAGGTTCTCCATCGTTTTTAGCTTCATGCACTGAGGTACAGTATTCGACGACTGCGTTTGAGAAGTCTTTGTTACTTACGTAATGCGGTTTTTCTTTAGGTTTCATAATGTATACCACTCATTTGATTTAGTACGTATTATACCAAAATATTACTGGTCTGTCAATTGGTTACTATCAACTACTCTTTTTCTTAGGTCACTAGATGAGAATCTGTGAGACCTTTCATTGAAGTATAACTGTATGCCGCGTTTACGGCAAATATCTTTTCCTGTGAAATCTAAATCTCGATACTCCTCACCCATGATACGCAAGTCTATTTGGTACATGGAAAGAATATCTTCTAGGTCTTGTTCAGTCACATAGGGAATTATTTCGTCGACATACCCCACAGAGTTCAACTGGGTGTATCTTTCAACAATGGATTGTACTGGGGGATTTTTATAGTCACGATCAAGAGAAGGGTCTACTTGTAGTCCGCAAATAAGATAGTCGCAGTGTGCTTTTGCGTCTCGTAACATAGAGACATGACCCGCATGAAGAAGGTCGAATGACGAACAAGTGAATCCTACTATCATAGTTTACTGTGTTCTTCACGTAACAAGGATTCTGCCTCTTTTACACTGACATCTAAATTATAGTGTAACGAAATATATTTTGCATACCGTTCAAAGTCCAATGACTTACCAAGGACCTCTCGAACTTTAATCTGTACAGCGTACCCCTCAACCTCAGATCGTAATCGATATGATTTATTGAACTGGTACCATATAGGGTGTGTGCAGAAAGTTCGCCAAAATTGACGCACATGAACCTTCTCATGTTCTATGAGTGCCTGATTATTTTTATGCGCTGGACGAACAAAGATGATAAACGCAAACACAAAAGCAGCGAATCTCTTTGGTATAAAGGTACTAAGTGGGATAATTATATAAGGATACATTTTTTTATCACTTGCTATTG